TTGTTCAATCTAAAACCATTTGGGATGTGGAAGAGGTCTGCGAGATTCTGAACAACATTGAATCGTTTGCGGACAATGCGCCTGCTCCCGCTGAATTGAGGATCATGCGATGACGCAGACAGTAGGCGAAGCCGCCGAGGCTAGATACTCCGGCCTGACTTATGACCATGCCCTGCCGCAGGGCTGGGTAGATCAGTGCTGTGACAAAGGCCTTGATCCGCGCGGCCATTTCGTTTGGCTTTACGACGACTATGTTGGAAGGCCTGCCCCTATCACTAGCGAGGGGGACCGCATTGTGTCCCTGCTCGCCCGTGATCCGTAGGCGCTAGCACCTACGCCAAGCCGCCTTCGGGCGGCTTTTTTGTGCTTAAAGAAATTTTAAAAAGAGCATTGCAGGGCCGGTCGGCGTATGCGATAGTTCGGTTGCGGCAATCCTGCCGCGTACTTTGGGAGATATACCATGCAACATACGATTGAAAATTCAGACAACACCCTGACCCGTTTGCTTCAACAGGTGCAGGACCAAGCCGCCAGATCGCAGGATTTTCTGGCACCTACTAACCAGCTTCAGTTGCACACCGGTGATCGGGGTGACGGCAGTAAGGTCAGCCAGATTGTTTTGGAGCAGTCGGGCGGGGCACCTACTCAGATCCTGACTGCCAACGATGTGGCGTTTGATCAGATCAGCCAGCGCGCCGGTATCGATGTCCGAACTGCCCGCCGCCTACAGCAGGATTACTCCACCGAATTCGATGGACTGATCAACGCTATTTGGCAGAAGGAACCTGCGGTGCGAATGATCCGCACGTTTCAACACTCGGGGCACGATAACCTCGGGGAAGCGCGGGCATTTGTCAGCGACAAATTTAAAACCTTCGACAATGTCCACCTGCTGAATTCTGCCCTGCCGGAATTGATGGACAGCGATGCCCAGTGGAAAGTGGTTAACGGTCAGGTGACTGACAAGCGCCTGTACCTCCGCCTCAAGTCTGAAGTGATCACGGGCGAAGGCGCGGCGGTTGGCGACATCATGGCGCTGGGCATTGGCATGAGTAACAGTGAAGTCGGTTGCGGTAGCGTTAACGTTTTTCAAATGTTCTGGACGCTGGCTTGCCTAAACGGAATGCAGACCGAAAAGCGTACCCGCAAGTCTCACATTACTGGGGCGCGCGGCGATGCGGATACGTGGGGCTTGCTGACCGACGAAGCGAAAGATGCGGACAATCACGCGCTGGCGCTTCAAATGCGGGATGTGACCAAGGCCTACGCTAGCCGCGAATCATTCGATGAGGTGCTGGAAAAAATGAAAACCGCGCATCAGGACAAAGTCGAAGGTTCGCCGCAGTCGGCAGTCGAGGCCATGGGCAAAGTGCTGGCGCTGACCAAAAAGGATACGGCCAGCCTAATGGACGGCTTGCTCGCTACTATTGGGCAGGCGGGCTATGCCGGTCAGCCGGTTACCCGCGCCACCATGGTGAACGCGGTGACGGCGGTAGCGCATCGGGCGGACGCGGATAGCGTGGACGATTGGCAGAAACTGGGCGGGCGCGTATTGGACCTGCCCCGCTCCGATTGGCAACGCGTGGCGATGGCCGCATAACCTACACTTCCCAAAGTGTGCCCCGCTCCGGCGGGGCTTTTTTTTGTCCGCAAGGTATGCGATAGTCCGACTGCCGCAATGTTGCGGCAAAACTTTGGGAGAAAATTTTATGGCTACAATTACGTTGACACTTCAGGATCTGGATATTGAACTCGAAGAAATTTCTATCATGAGTTGGGAAGTGCCCGCCATGCTGGAAGCGAACAGCATCGATCCGGAAGATCTTCACGGCGAATGGCAGATGATGGACCGCTATATCCGCGAAGATTGCGAAACGTCCTTCGATTTTGATCGCGTGGCTAAATGGATCGCGGAGGGTGATATCTCAGATTCGCAATTAAGCGATTTGGCGTACCGTATCGCTCGCGAATTGGTGAGCCGTTTGGATAGTGTCCGCCAGTGCGCGGATAACTATCTGGAAACCAACCGCCAAAATGTGGAGCGCATCCGCGAACTGGAGCGCACCGCTGGACCGGATGCCGCGACAGCGTAGGAAACCCCGCCCCGATAGCCCGCCACATGGCGGGCTTTTTTTTGCCTAGCGTATGCGATACCCTAAGCGGGCCGCGATTGGCGGCGACACTTTGGGAATTTAAAAATGCAATTACTCGACACGCGGGGCGCAAACCCCAAATTGAAAAAGACGGCGGAACTCGGGAACGTGTTCGGCTCATTTCGTTACGCGGGCTTGTCACTTTATCCCGATGCGGAATTGTGCCCAGCATCTAAAGCGGCGGGGTGCGCTGATACTTGTTTAGCAGATCAGGGGCGCGGGCGGTTTGATAACGTGCGCGAAGCGCGCCAGCGCAAGGCGGCATTCTTTCGCGACGATCGCGCGGCTTTTCTGGATCAACTTCACCGCGAGCTGTCCAACTTTGGAAAGCTTTGCGAGCGCACGGGGGAGCGCGGCGTGGTTCGGCTCAATGTTCTGTCCGATGTCCGTTGGGAAATGCTCGGCATACCGCAAGCGCATCCCAATCTTTTTATGCTGGACTATACAAAGCGCGCCGACCGGCTTTGTAAAACTCCCGATAACTACCGGCTGATTTTCAGTTATAGCGGGCGGCCCCAGTACCGCCGACAAAACGAAAAAGCATTAGCGACCGGCTTACCGGTTGCGGTTGTATTTCGCGGCGGCTTGCCCGCTAGGTTTTTGGGGCGGCGCGTGATCGATGGTGACCGGTCCGATTACTTGAACGCTACCGAGGGCACCGGTTGCGTTGTGGGGTTAACCGCCAAGGGTAGCGCGCGGCGGGATCGCTCCGGCTTCGTGATCGATAACCCCGACTTGATCGGGACCGACTGAAACCAGACCCCGCCACGGCGGGGTTTTTTTTGGGCCGCGTATGCGATACCCTGCCGGTGCGGTAATGATGCCGCGACACTTTGGGAAATTAGATATGTGCGAATTTAGAAACCATTTAAAATCGGTTGGCGTTGCTGATACGCGCGTATGGGCTTTGGCTCATGCGGCGGACAGTATCCACACGGCGGTATCTGCGCTTGATCATGGCAACCGTGAAACACTCGCCAAGCATTACCCCGCCTTCCTGCAACTAGCGGAAGAATTTGCAAGCTTCGACGAAACGCTACTGGCGGACATGGGTGTAAAGTTCAAGCGAGCGAAGGGGGCGAAGTCATGAGCGGCACCCCGTTGGAGCGGTTGCAATTTCATTTGCAGTTTATGGGGGTTCTGGCGATGGCGGGCCGCGCCGACGAAGCCGACGAACAATTTCGCGAAGCCCAACACCTACTCGCGCAAATGATCGACGCCGAGCGCGCCGCCGCTGACCAGTAGCGCGCCGCCGCCGATCCGATAGCCCGCCCCGTGCGGGCTTTTTTGTGCCCGCAGCCGATAGCCCGCTGCTTAACGTGTAACACGTGGCGCGGGGGCCGCGCCCCGTGCGCCCTGCCGAACGTACCGCGCGCCCTGCCGCCGTGGGCACTGGGCCGCCGGTCGGGCACCCAGCGCGGCGGGCCGCGTGGCGTGGCTCACTTCCTTAAATGTGTCTTTACGTCAGTTGACGCGGGGACCCGTGGGACCCAGTCGCGGACCGCGTCATTGCTGGCGTTCAGCGCGGCCCGTGGCGCGCGATCCGCGCGGCGCGGCGGCGGCCCGGCGAGCGGCATCAAGGTGCATGTTTTTCACAAACAATACTGAGATAAAACGATACGGTTTCAATTTTTTTAATAAAAACCCGTAATTCGATTGGTTTTTTCGATTAATAGATAATTAAAGAAAAAAAGCAGTGCTAGGAGTCCCGAGGCCCAAAAATTTATAAAAAAATTTCAAACCTACGGTGTCTTATATGCTTTAATAGTTTTCTGTAATTAAAAGAGCGTCCTATATGTCAGTTGAGCGCATTTCAGATGAGGAAGCCGAAGAGAAAATTCTGAAGCTTGAGTACCGCTTGGCGCAGATTGAGCAGGTCGAAGCGTGTCAGGGGAACTTCTTGAGCTTTGTTCGTTCGATGTGGCCCGAGTTCATTGCCGGTAGGCACCATCGAATCATGGCCGAGAAGCTTGAACGGGTAGCCAGCGGCGAATTAAAGCGCCTGATCATCAATATGCCCCCTCGACACACTAAGTCTGAGTTCGCGAGCTTCCTGTTTCCTGCTTGGATGATCGGGAAAAAGCCTGCGATGAAGATTATTCAGGCGACTCACACTACTGAACTGGCGGTCAACTTTGGTCGAAAGGTCAAAAACCTTCTTGAACGCGATGATTATCTTGAGATATTCCCCGACGCCGCCCTGTCGGCGGACTCAAAGGCCTCTGGTCGGTGGGACACGGCCCGTGGAGGAATGTATTACGGCGTGGGTGTTGGCTCGAACTTGGCGGGACGTGGTGGTGATTTGATCATTATTGACGATCCGCACTCTGAGCAGACGGCGATGTCGTTGAATGGCTTTGATGATGCTTGGGATTGGTACACGGGTGGTCCTCGACAGCGTTTGCAACCGGGCGGGGCGATCATTGTGGTGATGACGCGGTGGTCGGAGAAGGATTTGACGGGTCAATTGATCCGCGCGCAGGGTCGGGATGCGTTGGCGGACAGTTGGGAGGTCATTGAGTTCCCGATGGAGATGCCTTCTGGCAATCCTTTGTGGCCGGAGTTTTGGTCTTTTGAGGAAATGCAGGCGGTTAAGGCGTCGATTCCGTTGCCGAAGTGGAATGCTCAGTATCAACAAAATCCCACCGGCGACGAAAACGCGATTATTAAGCGGGAGTGGTGGAAAACGTGGGACAAGCAACAGATTCCGCAGTTGCAGTACGTGATTCAGAGCTATGACACGGCGTTTTCTAAGAGTACGCGGGCGGATTACAGTGCGATTACGACGTGGGGTGTGTTTTATCCTGAAGAGGGTCAGGTTTCGGCGTTAATTTTGCTTGATGCGAAGAAGGGGCGTTGGGATTTCCCGGAACTGAAGCAAATGGCCATGGAAGCGTACAAGTTTTGGGAGCCTGAGACGGTGATTATTGAGGCAAAAGCGAGCGGGATGCCGTTAACGCATGAATTGCGGAATATGGGCATTCCTGTGGTAAACTTTACGCCTAGCCGAGGGAACGACAAGGTGTCAAGGGTTCATAGTGTATCACCACTTTTTGAAAGCGGCATGATCTGGGCACCTGATGAGTCTTGGGCGCATGATGTTATTGAAGAATGCGCCGCGTTTCCTAATGGCGAATTTGATGATTTGGTGGACAGCACCACGCAGGCCTTGATGCGGTATCGACAGGGCAATTTTGTACAACTGCCGTCGGATTATTGGGAAGATGAGTCTACCAATCTCCGACCGATGCAATATTACGGGTAACCTTTATGTCGATGTACTCCGGAATTGGTAGCTTTGTCAAAAAATATAGCAACGGCGGAGGTTTGACTGTAACAGACCCTCGGGACGGCACTGCAAGCAACCTTGGTTCCTATGAAGAATGGAAGGCTTCGCTAGATCCGAAAGTCGTTGAAAACATGAGTGAGGATCAGCTAAGTAGTATATACAACTCGCTGATAAACCTTGGCACATTCAATTTTTCGGGCGTATCCGGTACTTCGGGCGTATCCGGTACTTCGGGCGTAAACACGTCAACCGGAACAAGCTTTCCTGTCAATGACGACGGCAGGATTGTTATTCCCTCAAGCACAACTAACTATGAATTTATACAGTTGTTGAATACGCTGGGGTATTTTGCTGACGCGGACCCGTATGACTATCAATGGCTTTTAAAACATTTTGCTCCCGGAGGTGATGGCGGCGGAGACGACACATGGCTAGCGGAAAAATATAACACTGCCGACTCAGATCTTGATGTTTCGTCCATTGCGGGCATGAACTTCACAGATCAAAACAAAGACGTTTTTACAAGACTTTTTCAATTTGTAAACACTAACTCACAAGCCGGGGGGTTTCTTGGTAGTGGAGCAGGCAGTGTAGGTCAACCTTACACTACTGATGGCACTACGGGTGGCACTACGGGTGGCACTACTGATGGCACTACTGATGGCACTACTGACGGAACTTCCACATACACTCCGCGCCCGCTCACCCTTGGCCCACGTCCTACGGGAGGGGTAGAGGGTGCGCCGTATTATTCTTTGTCGGACATTTTGGTTTCGTCTTCTGAACAGCCTAATTTGTATGACCGGTTTGACCCGTATCCTGAAGGGGGCTTTCAGGTAACCGACCCGTACTCCGGCACAGTGACGCAGTCTTCTCCGTACCCAGCGGCACCGCCTCTACCGGGTATAACTCCCGTAACTACTCCTGCCGCCTCGGTAGAAGGCACGGTAGGTGAGCCGACGACCGCGACTCCTACTACGCCAACGGGCGGCACTGGCGCGCCGCCAGCGGACCCCGGCACTACAACAACCGGCACTACAACAACCGGCACTACAACAACCGGCACTACGGACACTGGCACTACGTCCACCGGCACTACGAGTGTTAGGGGTTTGCCTTCATACTCCGATATTGAAAAAGCCATCATGAACGTGGAAGGCTTGGTACCGGGACCGCGTAAATATGGTTCTGGCTATATTTCCGGCATAGAGCGGGAGTATCAAAAGAAAAGAGCTAGACAGCATGTTTCGGATATTTTTCGTCAATATTTGGGACGAGGCGCGGAAAGCTCCGCCATAGATTATTACGCACCAATGGTCCTTCAAGCGGCCAGCTTAGGGGGAAACCGAGGTAGCCAAGCTTATTTTAATATCATAGATGAAATAAAAAACTCTGAAGAAGGGCAACTATTTGCTCAAAGCGGTCGAGATCCACTAGCTCCCAAAATGGACTATTACGCGACGCCAGAGCCTTGGTACACCGACCAACTGGCCAACGTAGATTTTAGTCAAGAGTATTTAAGCCCAGCAGATTTTGCGGGAGTAAATGACTACATTTTTGGAAAGCGCGGTATATTGCAAGGACAGCAAGTCAAGCAAGACTCTTTAAGAAATCTTTCCACAGAAGACTTCATGAACCTTTTGGCGGCTCAAAGCGGCACAGGCGCGTATGGCGGAGATTTAATTTACGATCCGGACCAAGGCATTATTTATTCCGGAATTTCTGATCGCATGGACGAAGCGCGTCGGCAAAACTTTATGGACACGCTTGAGTGGAGACGAAATCGAAACAATGCGATGGCAAGTAGTATCGACCCCTCTTTGCTTACAGACACTGAAAAAGTTCGTGCGCGACAGTTGTATGGAGGCCTCGGCACAACGTCCACGCGAATCGGTGACACTCAATATTTTGTCAATGATGACGGCACTATTTCGGCTTTGGATGTTCAAGATGTTAAGTATGACTTTACTCCCGGCTTTGCCGAAGGCGGCATCGTTGATGTTTACAGTGGCGACATGGCCAATTTGCAGACCACCGGCGAAGGCATTGAGTCTTTCTTGAACCCCGAGCGGTCGAAGGCGACTCTTCGTCGTAACCTTGCGAAACTCGCACCACGGCCCACGGTCCCAGTAATGCAACAGGGCATCATGCCCATGGCCCGCTAATGCCTTCTATTACGCCATTAAAAGCGGCAGGGATAGCTAAGTTAATAAGTAACCCCACACCTGTGGGGATTGCCGCTTTATTGGCGGGGGAATTGTTTGAAAGAGAGACGGGCAAGCCGGTCCCTGAATATGTGCTTGATTACCTGCGAGAAAACCTTTCGCCTGCCACTGGCTCTGGAAACGTAGGCCCGGATAAGAGCGGTACGGTTATTGCGGAAGGCGGTTATTTTCGTGACCCTACGCAAAGACATGCTACCGCCATGCGGGCGGGGCAGTACGCTGACGGGGGAGATGTTTCTGGCGGAATAGGCGTTTTGTTTAAAGAAATTTTAAGCAAGGGTTTGGAAGCGGGCACGGCGAATTATTTGGGCATTCCCAAGCAAGACACGGATTGGGCGTCTTCTATAGGGGAAAGGTACGGGTTATCTGTGCCCCAGAGAGATGCCGCGCGGCACGTGGCTTTAGGTTGGCTGGCGTCAAAGACAGATAACCCTGATTTAGCCAAGTTTTTTGCGGACGCAAGAGAGTATCGCCCTTTTGCGGGCGGTCCGATTGTTTCGCGACGCATGGACTTAGAAAACAACGACATTGGTTTTAATTTACCAGCACAAAGCAAAGCTGAAGCGGAATCCATGATTTTAGAGCTAGTGGAGAAAGGTCAGGTTAATACTGACGACCCGAGCGGCTATGCTATGGGCGGCGAAGCGCGATATGATATCCGACGCGGCGTAGGCGCATATGCCCCGTATACTAGGAGAGCCTGATGGCTAACGGTGACGACAAATCACAACTTTCTTCTTTGATGGACAGTACGGCGATGATGCCGGAAGTTACCGAAGAAGAAATGGAATTGGACATTGAGGTGGCCGCACCGGGCACTTTTGTAGGTTCTGTCAATGAAATCTTGCCGGAAGGCATAGAAATTGAGGAGGACGAAGATGGTGGGGTTACTATCGACTTTGATCCTATGGCCATGGCGGGTCTTGATAGCGGTGATTTCTATGACAACTTGGCAGAGGAGTTGGACGATAGAGCGTTGGGCCAACTTTCTTCAGAGCTTTTAGGGGATTTTGAGGCTAATAAATCTTCTCGTTCTGAGTGGGAAGACGCGTATTCAAAGGGTTTGGAGCTTCTTGGTTACAACTACGAGGAGCGCACGATGCCGTTTCGGGGAGCGACGGGTGTAACGCACCCGTTGTTGGCGGAAGCGGCCACACAGTTTCAGGCACAGGCATTTAACGAGCTATTGCCGCCTTCTGGTCCGGTCAGGACTCACGTTGTTGGTGAGAAGACCAAGGACAGTGAGGCGCAGTCGCACCGTGTTAAAGATTTTATGAACTACTACATCACGAACGTGATGGAGGAGTACACGCCTGAATTTGATCAGATGTTGTTTTATTTGCCTTTGGCAGGGTCAACTTTTAAGAAAGTTTACTATGACGAGGCGATTGACCGGGCGGTAAGCAAGTTTGTCCCAGCAGAGGACATTGTGGTGCCGTATGGCGCTAGTGATCTGGATTCCTGCGAAAACATTACGCAGGTAGTGAAGATGTCGTTGAATGACCTGCGTATTCGTCAGGTCATGGGGTTCTATAGAGACATTCCTGTTATTCCATCTCAGTCTAGTGACGATGAAGTCACGGACACGATGAACAAGTTGGATGGGGTAGAGCCTAGCAACATTGATTACGACTGCACGTTGTTGGAGTGCCACGTCAATCTTGATCTGCCCGGCTTTGAAGACATGGGGGAAGATGGTGAACCAACAGGAATTAAAGTTCCTTACGTTGTTACGGTTAGTGAGGATAGCGGACAAATACTTGCCATTAGACGAAATTATCGCGAAGACGATGAAAAGCGACGAAAAATCCAGTATTTCGTCCATTATAAGTTCCTTCCGGGATTCGGATTTTATGGCCTCGGGCTTATCCACACTATTGGCGGCCTGTCCCGAACAGCTACGGCGGCTCTTCGCCAGCTTATTGATGCTGGCACTCTCTCTAATCTCCCTGCTGGTTTCAAGGCTCGCGGACTTAGGGTACGAGATGACGAAGAACCCCTTCAGCCGGGAGAATTCCGCGACGTAGACGCGCCGGGTGGCGCGATCCGTGATTCGTTGATGCCGTTGCCTTTCAAGGGTCCTGACGGTACGTTGTTCCAGCTTTTGGGTTTTGTGGTTGATGCGGGCCGTCGGTTCGCGACGATTACGGACATGAAGGTGGGCGACGGTAATCAGCAGGCGGCTGTTGGTACGACGGTAGCGTTATTGGAGCAAGGCTCACGGGTCATGAGTGCGGTGCATAAGCGCCTACACTACAGCATGAAGCAGGAGTTTAAGCTTCTTGCTCGGGTGATGTCGGAGTATCTGCCGCAGGAGTATCCGTATGCTGTAGAGGGCGGTGATCGGACGATCATGCGTCAGGACTTTGACGACCGTGTAGATGTAGTTCCGGTGTCGAATCCGAACTCGTTTTCGCAGGCACAGCGTATTTCTTTGGCGCAGTCTCAGTTACAGATGGCGATGCAGGCCCCGCAGATTCATGATTTGCATGAGGCGTACCGTCGCATGTATGAGGCGTTGGGGGTCAGTGACATTGACAAGATCCTGATTGCGCCTTCTTCGGCTGATCCTATTCCGAAAGATCCGGCGCAGGAGAACATTGACGCGATTGACAGCGTACAATTGAAGGCGTTTGAGGGTCAGGACCATGACGCTCATATTTTGGCGCATTTGACTTTTGGCACGTCGCCCATGTTGCAAGCGTTGCCGCAGGCGGCCATTGCGCTTCAGAAGCATATTATTGAGCATGTGAAGCTCAAGTGTCAGGAGATGGCGACGGCGCAGTTGTTGCAACAGACGGGTGGTCAGGCATTGACGCCAGATCTGGAGCTTCAGTTGGAGTCTATGGTTGCTCAGATGAACGCCCAAGAGTTTGGCAACCTGAAACAGCTTACGGCACAGATAACGGGTCAGGGCCAAGGGCCTGATCCTCTGGTACAATTGAAGCAACAGGAGCTTCAGTTGGATGCTCAGAAGCAACAAGCTGATATGCAGATGGATCAGGCAGAATTGCAGATGGATCAACAGCGTATGGCTAATAAGCAGACTGAGTTCCAGCAACGGCTTGCTAGTCAAGAGCGACAAACACAAGCTAGAATTGATGCGGCTCGCGAAAGAGAGCTACTAAAGATGAGGAACAATTAAATGAGAGTCAAAGTAAACGGCGCTCCACCGGTTAAGGCACCGGCACCTGTTGCCAAAGCAGAGATTAAGGACCAAGGCTCTATTCCTTATGCTGTAGCTAAGGAAGAGAAGACGCCCGACACGGCGATGGGCAAGTCTACAACGGGCAAGAAACGTGGCATGGGTGCCGCGCTTCGCGGCTCACGGTTCACTAGCTGTTGAGGTGATTAATGGCCGTTTCTAGAGAGCGTTTAGACCAGCTATATAACGAGCTTTTTGATCGTGAAACCGGCGCGGAAGACGCAGGTGCCGCGTATTGGATGGAGTCTGGGCTGACGGGAGAAGCACTTCGTGATGCTTTGATTGCGGCGGCGGCGAGTAATCCAAAAGGGCAGGATTACACTAATTTTCAGACCGCGCAGGAGCAGTCCGCACAAAAAAGTTACGCAGATCGGGCGGCTGATGTAAATCAGATGTACATAGAGCTTTTCGGGCGTCCTGCGGAAAAAGACGGTTTACTGTATTGGGTGAACTCTGGCCTTTCGGGAGAGAAGCTTCGGGACAGCATTGCGTATGCTGGTATGAAAAACCCTAAGCAGGACGATTATGAAAGATATTTAGACCGTCAAGCTCAGTTAGCCGAAGGAAATGTGCCGCAGGGCTATAAAACGTATACTCCCGAAGGCCCTCCCGGTTATTTCACGGATTTTCAAGATCAGTTTACTGCTATGCAAGAAGAGCTTGCGGCGCTTAGGGAGCTTTTGGCGGCACAAGCATCTTCGGGATATTCGGGCGGCTCTGCACCATCGGTGGGGCAACCGCCAGCAGGACAACCGCCAGTGGGCGGAGCAACCGAGGGAGGTTACTCATATCCTACGCCTGCCGCTCCTCCGCCAATGGACAATCCTTATTTAGCGCAACTGCCGTCCAGCCCTCCGGTAGGTTACATCCCGCCTACCCCGGAGATGTTGGATTCGTATCGATACCAGCAGTTTTACAACCAAATTCCTCCTATTGATCAGGGAATCGGGCAGTTAAGTTACTTTGGCATTCCCCCTTCTCAGATTCAGGCATCTTTGAGCGGATTCTAATGCTTGAGGCATTGATTGGCCCGGTTACGGGGTTGTTAGATAAGTTCATCCCTGATGCGGATGAAAGAGCGAGGCTCGCCCATGACATCGCAACCATGTCCGAAAAACACGCGCAGGAGCTTGCGAGAGGCCAAATTGAAATTAACAAAACTGAAGCGGCGCACAAAAGCATGTTTGTCGCAGGCTGGCGACCATTTGTTGGGTGGACTTGCGGGGTTGCTTTGGCTTGGCACTTTGTGGGTCAGCCTCTTGCTGTATTTGTCATTACTTATTCTGGTGTTGAGGCCCCTCCACTTCCTGTATTTGAAATGGAAAGCTTACTTACAGTATTGCTCGGAATGCTCGGTCTTGGTGGTCTACGAACCTTTGAGAAAACCAAAGGCGTTTCCAGAGAAAAATGATCACCCCTGAAACATTAGATCGTTGGCGTTTCTTGCCGCGTTTTTTGATGTTTACCATGATTGTCATGACGTATCGTGTTGTAGAGTGGTTTATGTCGCTTCCCGACCCTAGCTTAGAGCAAGCGGGACTTGTATCTGTCATGACAGGCGCTTTAACGGGCGCTTTTGGCCTTTTTCTAGGGTCAGGCAAAAAAGAGTGACATATCAATATTTTTCAGAAGAAGAATTTGCCTGTTCTGAGACAGGCGAAAACAACATTTCGCCCGAGTTTTTGGAAGCTTTAGATAAGCTTCGTGATGCTTGTGGCTTTCCTTTCTATATTACCTCGGGGTATCGCTCCCCTAATCACAGCCTTGAACGTGTAAAAGTCAAGCCGGGAACCCATGCGGAGGGGATAGCGGCGGATATCTACGTTGAAAACGGCATTGAGCGGCGAAAAATTGTAGAAGAGGCGATAAAACTGGGCTTTGGCGGGATCGGAGTGGCAAAAACGTTTGTTCACGTCGATATTCGCTCCACTGGCCCTGTTATGTGGACATATTAGTTGCTCCTTTAAGAATGGCGTGTTATATAGATACGACATTCTAAGATGGAGCGCATGTGGATTCTTTATATTTAGCTCAATTCATTCAAAGAGCCATAAAAGATCGCCGCACTCAAATTTTGGAGTTGTTGGAAAATAACCACGTTAAGTCGATGGAGCAATACCAGAACTTAATGGGTGAAATGTCTGCCTTAAACTTTATTGGACAGGAACTCTCGGGCCTGCTAGAAAAACAGGAGCAACTAAATGACTGATCTAGCTGAAAATATTGACCTAGACGCCGCCGCAGAAGGCGTCAAATCTCTTTACAAAGCGCCAAAGCCCAAGGTACTCGACCCCGAGGCCATGGATAAAAGCCTTTTGGAAAGAATGCCCCAGCCTACTGGTTGGAGAATGTTGATTCTGCCTTATCGTGGTAAAGAAACCACGGATGGTGGAATATACCTTCCTACTCAAGTCCTTAATGACACCCAAATACAAACGGTTGTGGGTTATGTCGTTAAGCAAGGACCTCTTTGTTACAAAGACGCTGATAAATTCCCCGATGGCCCGTGGTGTACTGAAAAGCAGTGGGTAATCTTTGCTCGGTATGCGGGTTCACGTTTCCGTATAAGTGGCGGGGAATGCAGGATTTTGAATGATGACGAAATCCTAGCGGTTATTGACGATCCCGAAGACATTCTTAGCCTGTAAGGAGGTATAGCCATGGCTGACGCGGCAGAAGAAGCGCAGTTTGAATTAGACGTGGGGGATGCTGAAGAAACGGAAGTTGAAGTTGAGCAACCCGAAGATGTTCCACGTGGAACACAACAACCAGAAGTAGAGGTCGCGGAAGAAGCTCCTGCCAAGGAAGAGGCGGAAATGGAGCAGTACAGCGAGTCTGTGCAGAAGCGAATTAATCGTTTGACCAAGAAAATGCGGGATGCCGAGCGCGAACGTGAAGAGGCGTTGAGATACGCTCAAAACGTGCAATCGGAGGCTGAAAAGATCCGTCAGCGCATGGAAACTTTAGATCAAGGTTTCATGAACGAATATGGTCAGCGAATCTCTATTCAGCAACAGCAGGCAGAAGCCAATCTCAAGCGAGCAGTAGAGCTTGGTGACGCGGACGCTACGGTTGCGGCTCAGAAAGAGTTGACCAATCTGACTATTGCCGCAGATGGTTATGCAAGGGCACAGCGTCAAGCAGAGGCTCGCGCGCAACAACCCCAGCAACCAGTTGCACAGCAACCTGCTCCGCAGGCCGCCCCGCAACAACAGCGGCCTGATCCAAAAGCCGAGCAGTGGGCCGAGAAAAACTCTTGGTTTGGCCAAGATGAAGCCATGACGTTTGCCGCATTTGGTATTCATAAAAAACTTATTGAGGATGAAGGATTTGATCCTCAAGGCGATGACTACTATAATGAGCTTGACTCTAGAATTAAGCGGGAATTCCCGCATAAGTTTGGAGAAGAGCAATCGCCCAGCCGCAAACCCGCTCAGAATGTGGCTGGAGTGTCACGCTCCACATCATCTGGGCGCAGTAAAAGGGTCAAACTCTCCCCGACCCAAGTAGC